GAATATCCTTGAAACGCTCAGGCGCTTCCTCCTTCCATTGGTTCAATGCAGCGTCAATATCCTCGGCGCTAATCAATGCGGCTTCGTCAAGGTCGGAAAGAATCAAGCCTTCGACTTTCATAGGCTCCATTGCATCAACTTTGCTGCTCACATTCTTGGCTGGGCCTTTACGTTCGGGATCGGGATCCGCCTTGCGCTTGCGAGCAACAATTGTTTGACGCTCTTCTTTGCTCATGGCTTGCGCCTTGGCTTGAGGCAAGCACTTAGGCTTGCCTTCTTTTTCCTCACGGGCGCCGCACGGACCAAGGATTTCGCCATTGGCGCCAATCCTCACCCACTTTTCCTTGAACCATTTATCAAGATCGTCAGCATGAAGCTCTTGCTCGTCGCTCTTGAATGCTCCGCTCAGTGAACCGTGCTTCTTCTTGTACATTTGCTTGTACTGTTGCACCACGTAGCCACTGGCGTAAGCAGAAGGCCATACTTTGAATTTGGACTTAGCAGCGCTTACTGCCCGAGAATGTAGCTCTTTGTCAGTGAATGTCACGTCACCACGGACTTTCTCTAGATCACGAGGCAGAAATAAGCCAGCAGCGTCTTGCACTTCACGGCTTCCGTCCATGGGAAGCGTGCCGTTCTCCTCGTTCATAGGATCACGACCACCAGGAGGCACTGCCATTTTCCCGTCACCCCCTTTCTGAGTGGAACCACCCCCAGCTTGAGTGGAAGACTGGGGAAGTTCCCGCACTACGGACGGATCCAAGGTGAGTTCCATGCTCCACTCAGAACCGCCGTAACGAGCATCTGCCACTTCCTTGGGACTCAGCACGCCAAGCTGGATGTAACGACCGTCTACGGCCGCCACACGCGCCCGTACGTCGGCCATTTCACGCTCATTAAGCTCGAACAATGGATTGAAAGAAATGCGCCATGATTCAGGGAGTTCTCCTTTCGTGGGGCCTTCCTTGCTAAGCATGATCATTTCCATCAGTTTCTTGATGGGCCGTTTGAAATGAACGCTTTGATAATCAGCAAGCGTTTTGGCGAAATCACGCTCTTCACTGCGACCAGTGGAGCCAAGCCCGCTCGGACTTTCGCCAAACAACACTGTATGGGGAATCTTGCTGGCGCCAATAATATCAACGCGCAGCTTTTCTAAGATTTCTCCAATGCCGCCAAAGTTGCGACTAATAAATTCAAGCTCTTCTTTCTCCGCATCAATCGCGTAGCCGCGATAGATGCTCTTGCTCATATCGTTCACTTGCAAGCGATCACGAATGGAGCTTTCCTTGCCAGCAGCAAGCATTGCCGCAAGGCCCCTCACTTTATGAACAAAGATGTCAAACTCCGTGAGGAGCGTTGCTGCTGAATTCAAGCCCGTCCAATAATGACGGAAGCTGTCATAAACAGTTTGCAAACTGCTCATGCCCCATCCATAGTTCCTTTGCCTAATGCGATATGGCAGCCAATCGCCATCAAAACGAAGAATGCGGTCTTTGTGAATATAAGAAAGCTGCGGCTGGTTAATTAAATCTCCAGAGATGATCTGATAATAAGTGGCTTTTGAATAGTCGTATAAGTTTTCTTCGTTAATAACGGGCGCAATTTGCCATCGGTCCAAGCACTCAATGTCCTCGATGCGACGGATATTCCGTTTATCGACAGGCATGTAAGCGGGACGCCCATCGTCAATAAAAAGAAGTAGACAAGCACCCCCATAAAGGCGGGCGTTCTTTGCTGCGAGGTTGAGATGCTCGAGGATGTAGAGGTCTTCAATTACTTGCTCAATTCCTTGCACTTCTTCGGCCCTAACGCCATCGCCACCAAACAATACTTTGAAGCCTTTTCGAGTGGCCTGGTCAGCATAAATATCAACAATGCGACGAGGAAGCCATTCACCATAAAGATTTTCTAGTTCTTCTTGCGCCAGAAATACTGTGGCTGTAGTTTTAGTATATTGCGCCTTGTCACGACCAGTGCCCATGCCAATGAGCACGTTCTGGAGGCCATCAGCCCTCACTCCGCCACTACCAACGTGACCAAGATCAATTGCGTCGCTTTCCATAAGCTTTATTTATGGCCATGATGTGTTGCTTTTATTCTAGAACCCGGCTACATTGTCACGTAGCTTATGCACACTATGGCTAGCTTTGGCATTGTTTTCCATTTCAGCGAGGAAGACAAGGAGCTTGTGCGGACGGAAGCCATGCGCAGGCAGCGCTTCAATGAGAGAAAAGGCCTGAAAGGGCGCAATGGAGGCCCGAAAGATGGAGAGAAAGCTCTTTTCGCTCACAAGATTGGCGCTGCGGGCGAACTGGCAGTGGCAGATTATCTCCATCTACGGGAGTTTCTCTATCAAGAAACAGAAGCCATTCGCGGATCTTTTGATCTACCTCCCAACATCGACGTGAAAACACGCTCTCGTCATGACTATGATCTCATCTGCCAACTAGACGAGAAGCCCGGAAAAACTTTAGTGCTGGTTACAATTCAAAACAAAATCACTCTTCTCCATGGTTGGATAAAGAGTGAAGATGCCATGAAGGAACAATGGAAGAAAGATCCTGCTTATGGAAGACCAGCTTATTTTGTTCCGCAATCTGCCCTATCATCCATGAACGCATTGTTGACAATATGACAACGGATCCCAATCGTTTCTATGTATACGCATTCCTGCGTGACAGTGACTCCGCGCGGGGTAAACGCATGAGTCCTTATTACATTGGAAAAGGCTGCGGGAATCGAGCATGGTCGAATCTAGGGCGCAAAGCAAAGAAGCCCACTGATACTTCTCGCATTGTTCTTCTTCGGCAAAATCTCGACGAACAAACTGCCTATGAATGGGAAGTTTTTTACATTGCTCACTATGGGCGAATTGATAAAGGCACTGGCATCTTGTGGAACATGACAGATGGCGGCGATGGAGTGAGGGGATCTATCGCGCCCAGCAAGCGCTTCACGGGCGGACGGCATTCAGAAGAAACTCGCCGCATGTATTCTGAAACCAGACGCGGACCCGATAACTCCCATTACGGGAAAAAACATTCAACGAGAGCCAAGGGAATCATGCGAGCGCGACACGCCAAGTATCTGTATCAATTGATTGACAAAAACGGGGATGTCTACATGACAGAGAGCCTTCGTGATTTTTGTGGGCAATACAAGCTTTGCCGCCGATCCCTGTCTCGACTGCTCAAGGGCGAGCGCGATAGTTATCAAGGATGGAAGATTAGCATTGCCGAGTGCCTTGGTTAATCATGCTTAAATGCTCAGACTTTGCACGTCACGCGCTAAAGCTTTCTCTCTACCCAAAACAGGCAGAACTTCTTGATAATTTTTTCCGTCCCGGAATATCCACAGCAGTTTGGGCGCTAGGAAGACGCAGTGGTAAAACACTAATGGCGGCAGTCGCCTGCGTTTACATGTGCTTTGTGCTTGAAGAGGATTACAGGCGAAAAGTGAGGAAAGGCGAAAAATGGTACATTGTTGCAGTGGCTAACTCGCAAGATCAGGCCCGTATCGCATTGAACAATATTCGTCAATTAATTCTTGATAGCCCATTCGCCCAAGAAATTGTTCGCGAAACTGCAGACATTATTGAAATCAGCAATGGATGTGTGTTCAAGGCGGTCCCTACATCTGGTCGTGCAGCTCGTGGCTTGGCCTGTGCCGGCGCCGTGTTTGACGAACTCGCCTTCGCCACTGAAGGAGATGCAAATAGTGGCGGAAGGGGCATTTATGACGCGCTTTCTCCCGCCATTGCTCAGTTTGGAGGAAAGGGACGCATTCTTGAGCTCTCTTCTCCTTGGTTGGATGGAGGTATTTTTTATCAACACTTTCAAGAGGCAAGTTCAGGAAGATTTCCATTCATGATCGCAGAGAATCATCCAACTTGGGTGATGAATCCTAATATTTCTCAGGACTTTCTTGATGCTGAAAGAGCGCGGGATCCTGAAAAATTTAAGGTGGAATATGCAGCTCAATTTACTACCAATCTCTCCGCTCTTGTTGCAAGCGATGTTATTGACGCCTGTATCGACGACATGCGTGCTGCTCTACCACCACGCCCTGAATTCCAAGGGGCCTATGTACTTGCCCTGGACCCCGCCCGTGGTGGCGTTGGCCGTGACGACTACACTGCTTGTATTGTTCATTATGAGAACGGCACGTTAGTTGTTGATAAATTCCATTCGTTCATGGCTGATTTCGAGATCAATGGAAGGATGGAGGTGAATATCAATGCAGTGGAAGATTGGATTAAGGAACAGCATCGCCTATATGTGTTTGACACTATCGTGATGGACCAGTTCAATAGCGCTGGCACCATTCAAAGCTTGTCTAGTGATTTGCCTATCACAGAACTTACGTGGACAGTTAGCTCCAAGATGAAAGCATTTAGCAAGATGCGTGAATTGTTCAATGCAGGACAAATCAACGTCTATCGCCACGAGAAAGCAATTATGCAGCTAAAGAATCTCACAGTGGTTTACAAACCAAGTGGACAATGGAGCGTTACTGGCGGCAAGGCATCAGGAATTGACGACTTAGCGTTTGCAATGGCAGGAGCAATTCTTGCTGCCAGCAAGGACGATGACATTGGTTGGATTGACAGTCTCATCTCCTAGTATGATTTTCAAGCAATAGTTCTCCTATGGAATGAAGAACAACGAATTAACTATGCAGGAGGCGCATTTCCTTATCTCCCTGCTTGAATGCGGAAGCTCTAATAGGCAAACTGCTTTGCAGCTTCTTGCTGCTGAACATCTCTACATCCCAACGCTCCTGCCAAAGCTTCAAGCCCATGCCAAACGCTTAAAGCAAATCACGCTGCTTGAGCAAATGATGCACGATGGCGAAGAAAGCTTTGATGACTACTGCCGCGCCCACCCTGAAGATCAATCCTGCAGGGAATATGACGTTTAAAGCTGGGTGAGCGTTTCAAAACGTGCTATGCTTTTGGAGCTTTCGCGAAGCACGCTGGCCAGCGTTAGTTCAACAAGGAACAATGGTTTCAGGCGCCATTGTTTCGAAAAGCGATGTTGCACATCGCGGCCCTGTGCAACAGGGCCTTCCAGGGGAAAGAGGGGAACGGGCCAACCCGTTCTGAAATGTCGTACAAGGCGGATTGAAGCCCCGCTCGACGCCCTCTTTGTCCATGAGCCCTCGTAGCAGAACTGGTTTATGCAACGGACTTAAAATCCGTAGAAGAATTTTCTTCATGTGGGTTCAAATCCCACCGAGGGCATTGGGAGCTTAAGCTCCCCTTTTTAATGCCTGCTCGCAACAAGATGGCTGCTTCTCCCAATGGCGCCAAGCATTAGCAACAATGGCAATGTTGGTAATTAAATACGATACAAAGATGAGCGTACGAATGAGCGCCACTTTGTCTGCTTCGTGATCATGCTTACTCGCCTTCTCGCCTAAAGCCTTCGCCCAGATTCTCCATGCGTTCTTCCTGCTCATAAATCCAAGTCTTCAGTTCACTGACATACCGTCTAATGATGGCAGCTTTTTCAAGATGCCACTGGTCCATGGTGAGAAAATATTGAGCATTGTGCCAATCAATGGCTCGCAACGATTGGTAGATAATCGGATTGAGCGGTTCACGCAGGGGCGTGTTGAACGTTCGGCGCTCGGTCATCGGAGGAGAAATAAAGCATCGCCTCGTCCCAATGAATGGGCGCGAAGTTGTGTTGTTCTACACAACAATTAAGATAGCGCTTATCTAAGCTTCCATCGGGAAGTCTTACATTGTGAGAGTGCAGATGACCATGAATATTTCCTTTAAATCGTTGCTCAAACAATTCTGGATGGAGAGGAATGTGGCTCATCATGAATTCGTGATGATAAAAACATCCACGAACATCGTCAAAATACTGCGCATAATCTTGAAGCTTGAAAATATCATGGTTACCACGCACTAATACCTTCCTCCCATTGAGCTGCTCCAAGATCTTTAGTCCGCGACGGGCAATTGCCACGTCGCCCAATACGTAAATGCGATCTTTAGGCTTTACGCGCTTGTTCCATTGCTCCACCATGAATGCATCGCCTTCTGCTGCGTCCCTAAAAGGACGCAGCTTCTTGCCATCAGGCCTTAAAAACGTATAGGCCTTATCGTGGCAAAAATGATTGTCTGACGTGAGCCAGCAGTTGACCATGGTTCAATAGAGAAAAGGCGCTGCTGAGAATCGAACTCAGTATTCCATGCTATCTGCATGACGTGTGCCAACACTTCAGGACCAGATGGCCTAAGCGTGAAGCGATTAACAAGTGCTAATCGCTTCAGAGGCTTAAGCTCTGTCAGCCCGATGCTAACGCAGAGCGGGAACTAGCTCAATATAGCGCAAAGTTCTCGTTTAGCTCTTTAAGCTTCGCTTTTCGTTCTTGGATTGATTCGGGGGTGGAGTTATTCACTAAATACATCGCGGCTGCGAAGAGAGTGTTGATGTCGTCTTTCGCATGTCCGAGCATGATATTGCAATGTCCGCATAAAATTCCTCTCACTTGACCAAATTCGTGGCAATGGTCAACAACAAACTGTCCACTCGCATGATTAGGCTCTGTGCTTCCGCAAATCGCACACTTGCACCCTTGGCTATCAAAGATACTTTCCCATTGCCTTAGTGTGATTCCATAGTTATTACGCAAAGCTTTGTCCTTCGCCTTGCGGGAGCAGTAGTTTTCCTTGTTTCTGGCTGCTACTTCTTCCTTCCTGTCCGAGTAACTCATAGAAGCATCGTTCTTCATGCAAGATTTGCATCGAGCAGTGAGTCCATCTGCCACTCGTTTTTCCTTATAGAACTCGCGAGGCTCTTTCAAAACGCCACACTTAATACACTGTTTCATTCAAAAAATAAAAAGCGGACGCCAGTAAAAATACTAGCATCCGCTTCTTTTAGCTGTGGCCTTGGTTTTTAGCGTCCGTAGGACGGGAGATCATAGTTTGGCGCTTCAAAGAAAGCAATTTGCCGTGCTCGCCGTGTTTCAATCATCCCAGGAGCCTTGCCAGTGAAGAACAGACTTTCAGATGAGCGCATCCAGAAATCTTTATCCAGCCACTTGTTTTCATTAGTGCCCAGCTTTTCAAACAACCATGCAGCAGTGGCGGCACGAAGCTTGTTCAGGCTTGCAGAGTCTTCCTGATTCAGTTCTTTGCTAACCATGCCATGAATGGCCGTATGCACCCTTTCGTCGCGGCTAATATCAGCGCTAACAGTGCGCATGCCCATGTCGCCATTCTGGCGGAAGAAGGGCAATGCAACAAAGAAAATGGAGCGCTCAAGAATGGCAGCTTTATGCACTGGATGAGCAGGATGCTCGTTCCAGACTTTCAAGATGTTCAACACATCACTTTCCGCCTTCTCGTCTACGCCATGCACAGCAGCGATGTAGTTAAGAGCCTGATCATGGCGCTCTTCGTCCTCCATATTGGATTCCAGCGCTTCAACCACGCCATGAGTGGAAGGGAGATCACGCTCTAGACCTTGCTGCAGAAAGTCCTTAACGGGAAGCTCCAGATGACGCAGCGCAAGCGCCTTAAACAGCGTTTCTTCGCTGCCTTCGACTACAGCTCCCTTGCCCACGGGAACGGCCTGCCAAGGGCGTTTTTTAGCAATGGTGTCCAAATAGGGGCTCTTTACTGCAGTAGTCATTTTCGTGATAAAGTCTTCGTGGTGTGTGAGGAGAAAGGGGCCTTTCGGCCCCTTCTTTTTTTTATTCGGCGCAAGCAGCGCAGAATCCAGCCTCTACGGAACAAGACGCAGAATCCTGATCAGCCTCTTCATCGAGACCAAACATGCTCTTAAAGTCATCATCCAACGCAGCATATGCATCATCCTTGCGCTGAGTATCAGGCAGGACTTGCAAGCTGTAATAGAGGCTCGTCTGAGGAGAGTCTAGCCAATCCTTCAGGAATGCTTCGTCATAAATGACCACATCTGACCATGAATTAAATGAATAACCATGGAAAAGGCCTGTGCGTTGATAAAGTTTTACTAAGCCATTAGCAACTTTATAGAAAGCTTCCCAGCCCACTTCAGCAGCAGTTTCTACATCGCCATAGTCAAAGCTTTCCACTCCAAATGTGCCCGAATCACGATCAACAGTGCGAGCAATGGGAGGAGCAATTTCAGGAGCAGTTGTGAAGCCCCTGGTGTCCAGATAGCGATAGGAACACGATGCAGTGGGAGCAATGCAGAAAGCACGTTCCATTTCATGCTCACGAGCAATTTCTGCTGCCTTCTGAATGCCTTGGTCAATATTCCACACGGCTTCACCAACAGGCTTATCGTGCCAATGGTGCCAAGGATGTGGATTTTCATCAAGATAGGCCTCAATGGCATTGCCAAAATCTTCGTAACTAATTCCTTGAATGGCAAGAAAATTAGCCAAGCCCAGCACGCCCAGGCCAATTTGCTTATCAATGGAAGCAGGAAGATATTCCCCAGTATCACCAACGCCAGTTTTTGCATGCAGCTCACAAAGCTGCATCATGCCTTCAACAAAAGCTCCCTGAATGTTGCCCAGCGTGCATGCGCCCAGATTAACGTGCTGAAGCAGACAAGTACCACGATGCGGAAGATAAACTTCCAAGCAGACATTGGCTCGGATGCGTTCTCCACGATTGTTGTAGCGGATTTTGTTGAGCCAGAGATCGCCAGAAGAGATGGAACGAAGACAGGCATTAATCAACTCGGGAGACGATGCGGAAAGAAAATTGTCATCAACATTCAAGCAGCGCTTCACCCACGGCAGTTCGCTGCGCGAAGCATTAACAAATTCAATGGCATCAGGATGCGTATAGTCAAGATGCAGCACTACAGCCCCGTTTTTATACAAACCACCCCTACGCAAAATCTCATTAAGCGTGGAATAAATCTTTCCAAAACTTACTGGCCCGCTTGCCACCAAGCCTTTGCCATTTTCAGCGCCCCTTTCGCGCAAAGAAGACAAATGAACAGCGACCCCCGCACCATTGCGCAAGCCATGGCTAACAAACCGCCAAGACGCTTCAATGCCATCTTCGCCTTCCATTGAATCTTCTACGTTGAACACCGTGCAACTCACAGGCAGGCGTCCGTCAGGACTGTCCAGCCAATCCTGCACCCTGCCAGTACGAGCAATCGGCTCACATTTTGCCTTTTCCTTCAGCTTCATAAGACGACAAAAGGCCCGCATCGCGGGCCGAGAATCAACCAAGGCAGGCTAGCGCAAGAAGACCATGGGAAAGAGAAAGGAAAGCTTTAATCGCAAAGCCCCTCTGGGTCATCCATTGCCAATAAGTCCTTCACGAACAATTTGGCTTCATTAGTGGTGCGGAAATAATGAGGCTGACCATTGATGGCAGCAAACCATTGAAACTCCGGCTTACTAAAACATGGCCACAATTTATACGGGCCAATATTAAATGGTTGACGATCAGGCAGGCCCCACATGATGCTTTAGCGAAGATCACTTAACGCTAGTCGTTATCAAAAACTGCGCAAGTAGTTTTTAATACAAAATACAGCTTTCAACACGCCTTGCCATTGAATCCTTAAGAAAAACGGAAGAAATTTGGACTTTTGTATCACCACGATACCAAAAATGCCACATTTAAGCCACAGTGCGAGATACGATAGCCTTAGCGGAGCTGCTAACAGACACTGAGAGCGCTCCGCAGCTAGACGACGCTCCTTAAGCCAGTGCTTCAAACGAGCGGAGTCCCCCAAAGGGACGGAGCGTCTACTGACAAAGGCCAAACAAGCCGCGTCTCCTGACCGAGTGGAGCCCCCAAAAGGGCGGAACGCTCCAGACAAGCGGCGAAACACCCAGGGCTGATCCAGATCCCATGTGATGGATCGCGATTACTATGCGTCGCTGCGGGAAAAGCGAAAAATTATTGGTTTCAATCTTTATCTTCTGAGCAGCGGCCCTTAAAGGGGCCGCTTTCTGGCATTAAGAGCGATGCAAAGAAGGAATGCGCGAATCGTTAGCGCTTGTTTTTATTGGCGCATCATTCCGACGCCTTTAGGGCGTCTCCATTGATCTAGCCAATCGTCTGAGATCTCTGGAAACGCTTCAAGCTGCGTCCTTCGGACTTGCTTTCAGCGTACCAATACTGGGAGTTTCAACCAAGATTTCGCCTTTATGCTGTGCAGGCAAGCTTCTGATCTCATGGAGACTTTCAGGCCAGCCCTGTTCTCTGCCCTACTTTCAGACAGCTTCCTTACTCCATTTTTTACTCCTCATGATCGTTGCCGATTTCGGCGGTCCTCAAGGCTGGACTCTTTACGATGGCAAGAAAGTTTTCAATCTTTCTCGCGAACAATTCTTCGACATCGAATCTTGGTGCCCTCGTGGCGAAAAGCTGATTGTCGAAGACGCCCACCTGGGCCGTGCTCGCACCAAGAAAAGCTTGGCGCAAGTGTACACAGCAGAAGAGCTTCAAGCCTTCTATCTCCGCGCCAAGCTTTTTGGCGTCACCATTCGCCTCTTTCCGCATAGTCAAACTCCCAAAGCTCGTGCCTTCGCTGGCTTCGATGAGAAAAACGATGCCGCTGATGCACAGGCCATCTATGCCTACCTTCAACACAGTCCTTCAGTGCTCCAAAGCCTGAAATTCC